GCATCTTGTTGGTCTACATAACCTTTACGAGCAGAGTGATCGCTACTAATAGGAGTACCTAGACCACTGACCATGTTACCTCCCATAGCTAAGTCACCTGTCATATTGTCTCCAGCTTTAGTAACTTGTAGTGCGTCTTGTCCGTCTACATAAGTCTTATTAGTAAGATCATTACCAGTACTAGGAACAGCAGAGGAAGTGACTTTATTAGCTCCCATGTCCAAGTTACCAGTCATCGTATCACCAGCAACATCAACAAAAGTAGTATCTGCGTAGTTCTTAGTTACAGCATCTTGAGGATCAACAGGATCAGCAACATCTACTATTCTTGCTTTATCACCGTCATAGTTACCAGCAGCATTCTTGGTCATTGTGTTCTTACCACTACCTTCTTCTATCTCTTCGTTAAGATATAAGTTGTGTAAGTAAGCACGGTCTAGTTCTACTTCAGTAAGTACACTACCGTTCTCAAAGTCTACTAGAGCAGTATTAGCTTTACTATCTCTTTTAATTCTTATCCTGTCAGCTGAAGCAGGTGCAGATACAAACCTGATAAGCTTAGAAGGAGAGGTTACTATTGTATAGTCTGTGGTTAAAGTTTTAGTAACAAAAGCACCACCTGATACACTCGCTTGATCTACTTGTACAACAATGTGAGAGTCATCAAGATAAGGAAATGAAAAAGCGAAATCTTTGTTGTCAGTACCTGTTCCGTCAGCACCTGTGTAATCTACGAATGTATTAGCCATGGTAATATATTATTAATTTGTTTGTTGTAAAAGTTCAAGCACTTAGTCAGTGAGTTGCATTTGTGGGTTAGCTTGTAAAAGTTCTTCTAAATCGTTTTGTTCTAAAATTTCAAAAGGTGATAACGGACGACCTACAGGTTCTGGTTTAGTGCCTCTGGTTTGTAGTAAGTAGTATAACGACTCACCTTCTTCATTAATGAACTTGTTTGTAAATCTACTGTCTTCTACTAGTTCTTTTTTAGTTTCGTTATAGAATAGGTTTAAAACAGTATTCAATCGTTTAAGTCCTTTATTAATAAAGCGTCCTGTCTCTGGGTCTTCCTGAAAGCCTCCGCTGTAATCTTTTATCCAATCTTCCTTTTTTATTAACGCACCTACAGCTTGTTTTATTGTATAGTTTTTAGAACCTAAGTCTTTTACATTAACCACTTTTCTTTTAAGTCTTTGATCGAAAGCATAAGACAAAGTCATACCATCCTCATCTATCCACTCTGTCATTTTAATACCGCCAGCTAACATAGAAGGTTTACTTGATAAGTTTTTATGGGTATCAGTTGCTACTATTTTATCAAACTCGCTACGAATCAACTTATCTCTAGGTGCTTGTCTAATGATTGTTTGAGTTACCCAATTAGCTGTACTTTGTTCATCTTCACCTAAGCGATCTGTTCTTAAATTACCTACACCAGAACCTAATACAGAATATGCCACTCGATCCCAATAAGAACCTCCTCGCAAATCTGGTATTCCTTTTTGGTTTACCGTATTGTTTATCTTTCTAGCTTCAGCAGGTATAGGTACATAAGAAGCAATCAATCTAGCAACCGCATTTCTAGTGATATCTCCCTCAAATTTAGTTATCTCTTGTGCGGTTTCTATACCTTGTGCTAATGGCATTGCTTCAGCTAACTTCTTAAAGGAAGCACCAATAACAAAAGCTAGTGTTTGATCTTTAGTAAGAATAGTTTTACCTGTCTCCCTCTCTTCAAATTTAATACGCAACCACGAAGCGACATCCGCAGATAAAGCTAAAGGAAATGACCAAGGTAAAGCAGAAGAGTAATCCATACCGAATATTTTAAAAGATTCTAATTTATTATTCTTTCTTTGATCAGGCGTTAACCATTCTAAAGAACCTGTAGCTCCATAGTAAAGAGCAGCCATACTACCTATTCCGAATAAAGAAGTAGATACCATAGCATCAGTTAACAACTCTTCATTGTAACGCAATCTTCGTTCAGCTGTTTTATCACGCCTTTCAGTTAAGTTTTTAATCCTATCTCTAGACCCTTTTATTTTTTCAGGGTCATCTAAGTTTTTTAGCTTTTCAAACTCAAACCTAAGTTTTAGTTCCAACTCTTTTAACTTTCTGCTGAATGGATTAATTTGACCACGCAACCCTGGTATTTTAGATAAGCTACCTTGCACTAAAACTTGTACAGGACTTAATGTTATTTTCCCACCTCTGTAAATCGACCTCATTGGTACTCCTATATAAGGGGCAAATGCGTCTATAAAAGCTCCAGTAAGACCCCCATCGTTAACAAGTTCTTTAGTAAAGTTAATAGTTTTTTCCAGCGGATTTGACGGCATATCTTGTAAATCCCCATCAGCTGCGAATAACAACTCTTCATCTATCTGATTTAATTCATCTTCAAATTCTGTTTTTTCTTTTAACACTAATAAGCCGTCACTTTCTTTCCACTGTGCGTTGTATATCTCTTCAGTCCTCGCTTTAGATTTTTTAGGGTCTTTAGGAAACTCTAAAATAGCGTTTTTTCGTGCTCTTGAATACATCCTACTTTTATATAACTGCCTTTTAAAAACTGCGTCTACGGATTGTATACCACGCACACCTAAAGATAATATATAAAACAAATCAGCGTTTTTTACGAAACGATTAAAAACATTCGATACATTCTCGATAGCTTCAGCTCTTCTTTTAGCAGATGTATATGCTCTAGATACTAAAGCGTGTGTACCCCTAGGTGCTTTTGAAACACTCATTTCATCCGACAGTTTACCTGCTCTATTATCTATAGGTGATGCGTTCTCTACAAAAGTTCTACGAGCTTCTGTCCACAAACCCTTCAAGTCTGTCATCATTTTAAAAGCAGCTGCTGTGTCTGCTAAAGCTAACCGTGTTCTTATAGGTAATGAAGCGTTATCAGCATTATATAAAAAAGTAGTTATAGGTCTAAGAAACTGCTTATACATAGCACCAATACCAGTAGGCACACCTGCAAGTACCGAAGGTAACTGATCGATAAGAGCCTGCTGTCTAAGTGACTGTATAAAACGCCACCCTCTTGTTATTTGAGTAGATGTATCTGCTTCTAATTGTTTATATAGAGCGTCTTCTATTTCTTTAAATATTCTAGTATTTAACTGAGCGTCTTCTATTTCTTTCCTAGCTTTTTCTAGGTCAGCTATCTTTTTACGCATTCTAGCTTTAGAATCTGCTATTTTCTTTCTAAGCTCTTGTGATTTAGCAGGTTTAGTTGGTCCTTTCGGTGGGGGTGTTATCTCAGCTCTTACTTCACCGATAACACTACGACCTTCTATATCAGCTACTCTAGCTAGTTCTTTTTCTAGTTCGGTTACAAGTTTAGCTTCTTTCTCGGCTTCTTTGTAAAACTTTATTTTAGCCTTTAATTCTTTTAACCTAGGGTCTTCTTTCTTTTTCTTAGGTGCTAAACCAGCTGCTGCTTCTTCCTCATCTATCTCAGCAAATCTTTTCCTTAAACCGTCTAACTCACCTTCAAGTTTTGTTCTTTTCTTTTCGTATGCTTTGCGTAGCTGTTCTGCTTTAAATTCGTCAGACATCTCAACCCTAGCACGATCAATTTCCGACACACGATTTCTCATGTTCTTCCTAAGAAAAGCTATTTCTTTATTGAGTTCGTCTACTTTCCCTGGTGCTTTCTTTGGTCCTTTAGGTTTAGGAGTTATCTCTGCTCGCTGTGCTCCTAGTGGTCCTGTTTCTATTTCTAACAACCTCGCTCTTTCAGCTTCTAGTTCTTTAATCTTTTTAACTTCAGCTTGTGCTTCCTTATAGAATCTAATCTTATCTTCTAAATCTTTTACTTCGGGAGCTTTTTCTTTAGGAGTAACAACAACACCCTCTACAGGTTCGTCACCAAAGGTAGTTCTTAATTCCTCTAACTCTTGTTCTAAACTGTTTATCTTTTTATTTAACTCTTGCTCTGCCTTTTCAGCTTGGAAACCTTCATCCATTTCCCTTCTTGCTTGGTCAATCTCTTTCAACCTTTGCTTTATGTTAGCTTTAGTGGCTGCTATCTGCTTGCGTATCTTAGCTGCTTTTAAATTTACTTTCCTTGGTCCAGTAGGTTTAGGAGTAACAGCTGCTCTTTGTTCACCTAATGGTGCTACATCTAACTCTGCTACCTTAGCTAATTCAGCTTCAAGTCTTTCTAGTTCTAATGTACCTGCTTCAGCTTCCTCGTAAAATTTTATACGCTGTTTTAGATCAGCGATGTCAGGGTCTTCTTGGAGTTCCTTCTTTTGCTTAGGTGTTAATTTACTTCTATCTCCAAACCTTTCTTGAAGTTCTTTTAGTCTTTCATTTAATTTCTTTTTTCTTTTACCTAAACTATCTTTAACTTCTTTGGTGGGTTTCTTTTCAACATCTACTTCAGTTTCTACTTTAGGTTCTTTAAATACCTCAGTAACATCTTCTTCTTCTTTCTTTACCTTTGGTCTACGCTTTTGTAACTCATCAGGTATAGCTAAATACTCATCAAACATTTGCTGTATATCAGCTTCATCACCATCCACAATGCCACGAGTCTTAGCCTCCAGTGTGGCTTCTAACTTACTAAGTGCTTCGTCTTGTAACTGTGCTCGCTCACTATATCGACCTTCCCAAGTATAATCTCTTTTCTGTTGAGACTGTAATAAACGAGCACCTAAAGTATTCCACCAATCAATTATATTTTTATTAATTCTTCTAGTAAACTTTATTTCATTTAGTAATTCTTTAGCTACATTTATATCTATAGACTTAGGATTCTTAGCTATAATTCTAATAAGATTACTAACTCTCTCTGCTGTTTCGTCTGCTACTTTTTTACCTTCTTTATGTAGTTTCGGTGCTTCTAAAGTTAAAGCACCTTTACCAGGAGTAGACTCAAGTTTAGATTGAATAGCTTCTAGTTCATCTAACTTATCTTCCCTAGCGTCATCAACAAATCTTTCCCTCTTAGCCGTTTCAGTTACTTCTGATACTTCCAATGGTTCGTCTACATTGATTGGTTTCTCTACAACAGGTTCTTCAGTAACAGTAGGTTCTTCTTCTAATTTAACTTCAGCTTCTTCTGGTTTAGGTGCTATAGGCTCAGGTTCCTCTATGGGTTTAGGTTCTAGAACTTCTTCAGCTGTTAACTCTGTCGCACCTAATTCTTTCTCTGTAGCGTCTATTTTATTATTTGAATTTTCAACAGCCTCTAAAGAATCATCTAGTATATCTTGAGCTGTTTCTACTTCAGATATTTCTTTATCGATTTTTTTTTGCAACCCAAATTTCTGTTTACCTTTTTGCGGTAAATCTTTTTTCTTTTGAATAAGTTCTTCTTTTTTATCGTTTAGTTTAGACTTTGCATCTTCAACTATACTAACGATTTGAGTACGCCCTACTTTACCTTTACTCAAAAACAAAGAGAAAGCTGACTGTACTGTACCACCTGCGAGTGAGGAAAATAATAAATCAAAAGTGGAGTCTTCATCTAAGTTTAAAGTACCCTCGATGCTCTGTCTTAGAACTGATTCAGCTAGTCCTATTGTAGCACCACTAACAAACTGTTTAGACCCTTTGACAACATACTCACCACCACGCCATGCTTTTAATTTGTTTAAACTAGGAGCTACAAAACTAAAAATCTTTCCTTCTTTTGCTAAACCAGCTAACAAATCTACCCCAGCTTCTACAGGTCTGTGTACTAATCCTACATTAAATACGCCTGATGTAACAAGTTCACCTAGATTATAGTCCTCAGTCTTATCTAAACCGTATGCTTTTAAAATTGATTGATTAAGTAAGTTACCTGCTACACCACCAATAGCCTCCGCACCTGCGTAAGTAACTAAACCTCCAACAGTAGAAGTACCTTCTGGTGCTAAGATTCCAATTTTTGAAATATTTTTTACATCGTTTAGATAACCTAAACCTTTAAGTAGTGTCGCTGTTGTAGCTACATTAGTTATAATTTCACCACCAAAAGCTTGGCTGTATATTCCAAATTTATCTAAAGTACTAAATTCATCTGCTATCTCTTTAACTTGCTCTAGATCAACTTCAGGTTTAACTGTGTTATCTTCAGTTTCAATTGTTCTATCAGCAGGTACATTCTCTTCTGGTTCTAAAGTTACAGGAGCTGTAGGGTTGTATGTATCTAGTTTACCTTCCGCTTGGGCTTCCAACAAACCACTGATATAATCATTACTCATTAGAATTTACCTATGGTGTTTTGAGCATTAGAAAAATCGTTTAAACTGTCTCTATCATAAATACCAAAACCATTGTATATCTCTCTTTGTTTT